GCAGAAGTTATTTTAAGAAGATCAAGAGAAGCAATTACATTAGGATTAAATGTTAGCTTTGATGCTTATGATTTAGCAATAGGAGATATTGTAAATATTACACATAGTTCATTAGGTTTTTCTGCAAAAGCATTTAGAGTTATGGGTATTACATTTAACGAAGATTTTACAATAGGATTATCTTTAGTTGAATATCAAGCTAGTCACTATACTTGGGCAAATAAAACACAAGTAAGTTCTACACCAACAACTACTTTACCTAATCCATTTACTATTCAACCACCAGCAAGTGTAACATTAGGAGATACTTTAATTGAATATAACCAAACACCACTTATTGCTTTAGATATAACTATAAGTGCTTCTCCTGATAGTTTTGTTGATTTTTACCAAGTTGAGTACAAATTAAGCACAGATTCTAATTTTATTATTTATGCACAAGGGTCAGGTTTAAATCATAGAGTTTTAAATGTTAAAGAATCAGCAGTTTATGATGTAAGGGTAAAAGCTGTGAATACTTTAGGTGTATCTTCAACTTATGTTTCTGCCCAACACACAGTAATTGGAAGCACAGACCCACCTAGTGATTGTGAGGATTTTGCTTGTAATGTTATTGATTCAGAAGCACATTTGTCTTGGACAGAAGTACCTGATTTAGATTTATCACATTATCAAATACGTTTTTCAACATTAACAACTGGTGCAGAATGGAATGACTCAGTATCATTAGTAGAAAAAGTATCAAGACCAGCAACTTCAATTTCTGTTCCAGCAAGAGTTGGAAGTTATCTAATAAAAGCCATTGATAAATTGAATAATTTTTCAGTTAATGCGGCTATTATATCAACAAATGTAGATGCAATAGGTAATTTTAATGCAATTACGACTCAAACTGAATCTCCTAATTTTACTGGAACAAAAACAAATATTACATTATCTAGTGGTCAAATAAAATTAACAGACTTAACACAAGATGGAATTTATGATTTTTCTTCAGTTATAGATATAGGTGCTAGACATACAGCAAGAATAACAGCTTCCATAAGTCAATTTTCAGAAGATACAACTGATCTTTTTGATTCTCGTAGTGGTCTGTTTGATGCACAAACTGGTTCGTTTGATGGAGATGCACCAGCTTTTGAATCAAGTTTTTTACAAATAGCTTTATCAGATGATAACTCAACATTCACATCTTTTCAAAACTTTGTGATTGGAGATTATACAGCAAGATATTATAAATTTAGATTAATTATGAAGTCTAAAAATGATGTAGTTACTCCAGTTGTATCAGCTTTATCTGTAAATATTGATATGGTTGATAGAATATTTAGTGGTAATGATATTGTTTCTGGTGCTGGAACTAAATCAATCACATTTACAAATCCATTTAAAAGTGTTAATTATGCAGTTGGAATTACTGGTCAAGGCATGAGTACAGGAGATTATTTTTTAGTAGAAAATAAATCAATATCAGGTTTTGATGTTACATTTAAAAATTCGAGTGATACAGCAGTGAGCAAAACATTCGATTTTATTGCAAAAGGATTTTAAAAGGAGTATATAAATTTAATGGCACAAGCAACACAAATAACCCTTGATAATCAAACATTTCCTAGTTTCAGATCAAAATTAAATGAAAGTTTAAGTGCATTAAATACATTAAATTCAGGAACATCAAGACCAAGTTCTGCTGTTGCTGGAACAATTTGGCTAGATACCACTAACGCAACAAATCCAACTCTAAAATTTTTTGATGGGACAGATGACATATCTTTAGCTACAATAGACTATTCAGCTAATACAGTTAATTGGTTAGATAGTTCTGTATCATTAACTTCACCTGTTGCAATTACTGGAAACTCAACTGCTGGTGCTGAAATTAGATTACCAGAAGATACAGATAATGGTTCTAATTATGTCGGATTAAAAGCATCTGATAGTATTTCATCTAATGTGACATTTACTTTACCAAATGCTGATGGAACTGATGGTCAAGCTATAAAAACTGATGGTTCAGGAAATTTATCTTTTGGAGATGCTGGTAGAACAGGTGCAGTTAATTGGCAAACAACAAAAAAAACTGCTAATTTTACAGCTACATCAGGAGAGGGATATTTTTGCGATACAAGTGGTGGAGCATTTACTTTAACACTACCTAGTTCACCAAGTGCAGGAGATATTGTAGCTTTTAAAGATTATGCAAAAACATTTGATAGTAATGCTTTGACAATTTCAAGAAATTCTGAAAAAATTGGTGGTTCTGCTAGTGATAGCATTGTATCTGAAGAGGGTCTTGCGGTTACTTTAGTTTATGTAGATTCAACACAAGGTTGGTTAGTAACAGAATCAGGTTTACAATCAGAAGTACCGAGTCCTACTTATATTTCAGCATCAGGTGGAACAGAATCAAATAGTCCTTGTGGTAATTTTAAAATTCATAAATTTACAGGGCCTGGAACTTTTACTGTCAACTCTTTAGGTAATGATGCAGGTGGTTCAGATAAAGTAGATTATTTAGTAGTAGGAGGTGGTGCAGAGGGTGGAGGAAATGGTGGTGGTGGAGGTGCGGGAGGTTTTAGAGAATCTTATTCTGCACCAGTATCTGGTTCATACACTGCAAGTCCCTTAGCAACTCCAACTCCTTTAACAGTTACAGCAACAGCTTTTCCAATTACAGTTGGTGCTGGAGGAACAGGCCCCTCAGGATGTGCTTCTCTACGAAATGGTAGTAATTCAGTTTTTTCAACAATAACTTCTACTGGAGGTGGAGGTGGTGGAAGTTCAGGTGATAGTTTACCATCTGGTACAAGAACAGGAGCATCAGGTGGATCAGGTGGAGGTGGATCAGCTCCATTCCCACCGCCAGGCCCTGCTAGTGGTGGTGCTGGAAACACACCTCCAGTAAGTCCACCGCAAGGTAATAATGGTGGTGGTGGATTTCATCAAGGTTGTGTGTATTATGCTGCTGGTGGAGGTGGTGGTGCAACTGCGGTTGGTAATACTGGTGGAAATGGTACAAGTCCAGCACCTGCAGGAAATGGTGGAGCTGGTGCAACAACTTCAATTTCAGGAACTCCAACTGGTTATGCTGGAGGAGGAAATGGTGGTGGATGTAGTCCTTTACGATCTCCTACACCAGTAGGTTTTGGTGGTGGTGGGTATGGTTCTAATGGAACAGCTAACACTGGTGGTGGAGGTGGTGGAAATAGTAATCTTGGAGGATCAGGAATAGTTATAATAAGATACAGATTTCAATAATTGAATGATAATTAAAAAGAATATATAAGAAATATAATTATGGGTCATTTTGCAAAATTAGGAGCTAACGGAAAAGTTCTTCAAGTATTAACTATGGATAATGAAGAAATGAAAGATGCTGATGGTAATGAAGTAGAAGCTAAAGGTCAAGAGTGGTTAGAAAGACACAATAATTGGCCATCACAGATGTGGATACAAACTTCATATAATACTTCACGAAACACACACTCATCAGGAGATAATACAAAAGCATTTAGAGGAAACTATGCAGGTATAGGTATGACTTGGGATGAAGATAATCAAATTTTTTGGGATAAAAAACCTTACCCATCATGGGTAAAAGATACTACAACAGCGTCTTGGAAATCTCCAATCGGAGATGCACCAAACTTAACTGCTGAAAAACAATCACAAAACGAAGCAGGAACTCATAATTGGCATTATGTTTGGAACGAAGATAATCAAACTTGGGATTTGACAGATTCAATGGCATAATTTTTTATGGGTGGTGGAATACAAAAAAAAATCTTATCAGAAGTACATTTAATTTATGGTGATGTTTCAATGCCGAAAGGTTTTGAAATAGACAGAGATAAATTATCTACAGATACTTTAAAATCACAAATAACAAACAAAGATTTTTCATTCTCAAGAACTTGGGATATGTTAAATACATTTATAAGGGATCATGTAAATGTAGAATTTAATATTAATTTAATTAATAAAACAACATGGGGAAACATTTATAAACCTAATGAAATTACTATTCCCTTACTCAACATAGACCCTTTAGATTTAAGAAACTCACCTGATTATACTTGTTTGTATGGCACAAAAGTAGATAAATGTATGGTTAGAATACATTATGAAGATAATAGAAGAAAAGGTAGAAGCTGGGATATACCTTTGATTAACAATAAATTTATTATTTTTCCCTCTATCTGTATGTATTATTTGAATAATAATCAAAAGGATAGTTTAAATTTTGTGCAAACAATAACTTATGAATATATCTAATTATTATTGGTATTTTAAATCTGCACTAACACCTAGATTTTGTGATGAAGTTATCAAGTATGCTAATAATCAAAAAGAAGTTATGGCAAGAACTGGTGGTTATGGAGATAGAAAATTAAAAAAGCAAGAAGTATTAGATTTAAAAAGAAAAAGAAACTCTGATTTAGTATGGTTGAATGACACATGGATTTATAAAGAACTTCATCCTTTTGTGCATGAAGCTAATAAAAATGCTGGTTGGAACTTTGATTGGGAAAGATCAGAGTCTTGTCAATTTACAAAATATAAACTTAATCAATATTATGATTGGCATTGTGATAGTTGGGATAAACCTTATGATCGTAAAGATACTAACAATCCAGAGCATGGTAGAATAAGAAAACTTTCTATGACCTGTCAACTTACTGATGGTTCAGAATACAAAGGGGGTGAACTAGAGTTTGACTTTAGAAACTATGATCCCCACATGAGAGATGAATCAAAACACAGAATACAATGTAAAGAAATATTACCTAAAGGTTCTATAATTGTATTTCCTAGTTTTGTATGGCATAGAGTAAAACCAGTAACACAAGGAATAAGGTATAGTCTAGTTGTTTGGCATCTAGGAAAACCATTTAGATAATATGTATATAAATAATTATTTTAACACAACAATATGGTCTGAACAAAAACCAGAGTTTGTCAAATCATTAAACAAAGCTAGTAACAAATATATTAAGGATGCAAGAAACAGAGAAAAAAAATATATAAAAGAACATGGTGATTTTGGTAGATCATATCATTCTACACCACTTACAGCAGATAATGATTTTTTAGATTTTAGAAATTATATAGGTCAAAAATCTTGGGAATATTTAGATCATAAAGGTTATGACATGACACAATATACAACTATGTTTAGTGAAATGTGGGTTCAAGAATTTGCTAAAAAAGGTGGCGGTCATCATTCAGCACACATACATTGGAATCAGCATGTATCAGGATTTTATTTTTTAAAATGTTCAGATAAAACTTCTTATCCAATATTTCATGAACCAAGAACAGGTGCAAGAGCTACTAAATTAAAAATGAAACCAAACCTCAAAGGTGTATGGGGTGGTACAGAGTTAATTCATTTTAGACCTAAATCAGGTACATTAATTATATTTCCAGCATTTTTAGAACATGAGTTTGCAGTAGATCATGGTAAAGAACCATTTAGATTTATACATTGGAACATACAAGCTGTGCCAAAAGAAATGGCAAAAAATGTTTAAAAAAAATAAATACGCAGTTATTAAACAAGCTATATCAAAAGATTTAGCAACTTTTATTTACAATTATTTTTTAATGAAAAAACAAGTTTATGATACTTGTTTAAAACATAGATACATTTCTCCTTTTGAAGTTATACTTGGATATTATGAAAGTGCAAATGAACAGATACCAAATACTTATTCTTGTTATTCTGACATTGTTATGGAAACCTTGTTATTAAAATGTCAATCTATTATGGAAAAAACCACAGGATTAAAATTACTACCTGCTTATTCTTATGCAAGAATATATAAAAAAAATGACGAACTTAAAAGACACAAAGATAGATTTAGTTGTGAAATATCAACAACTATGAATCTTGGAGGCGATAACTGGCCAATATATTTAGAGCCATCTGGAGAAATTGGTAAAAAAGGTATTAAAATTAATTTAAAAGTAGGAGACATGTTAATTTACAAAGGTTGTGACTTAGAACATTGGAGAGAAAAATTTAAAAAAAAAGAGTGTGTGCAAGTTTTTTTACATTACAATAATTCTAAAACACCTAAAGCAAAAGATAATTTATTTGACAAGAGACCACACTTAGGTCTTCCATCTTGGTTTAAGAAATGATATAAAAACATTTGCAAGTGGGTATTACCTCCACACCACATACTCACTTGCTTAACTATGGTATAAATTATGCAATTATCAAAACATTTTACATTAGAAGAATTTGAAAAAAGCCAAACTGCTACTAGAAAAGGCATAACTAACAAAGCTGGTAGTGGAGAAATTAAAAATCTAGGCGATCTTTGTTATGAAGTATTAGAGCCTGTACGAGCAAAGTTTGATAAGCCTGTCACTATTACATCAGGATATA